TGGAACTGTGGGCGAGTCCCCGACAAACCAAGCATTTAAACGTATCTTAGCTGATCCAGATGTGTCTCGACAAAGAGAGAAGTGTAGAGCATTGCCGTTAGCACCGTCAATATCCACTTCAGCCGTCAATGCCCCCGAAATAAACGCATCAGAGGTATTATATACTTTAAGTTGGGCTGTATGATTACCGTCATGCGCTTTTACGACATATAGTCTGAGGCCCCCAAACGATAGTATCTTTGCGTACTTGGTAGCTGTCGAAGTACCTAATGGAATGGAGACCGTACCAAAAATTGCCCAGTCGCTACCTGTATCGCTCTCAAAATTGTAGTCTACGTTAACCAGGCCCTTTGTTCCGTTGTAAGTTAGACCAAGTAGTTCTGGCTGCGCGTCAGTAACACGTACAGAGCCGGTTCGTCGCTTGACGTGCCGTCCGGTAGGTTCTACATCGCGACGCTCATAAATTGCGCCTACGGTAGATTTGCCGTTGATTCCTCTAGCCTCGCCCGCTATGCGGCGGTCAAGGGGTAGTTCGTCTAGACGATGTGTTTTGGGCTTGGTCATTAAGTTAGCGGATCCCAGTCTGCGGAGGGCGGAATCTCACCCTCCCAACCGGAGATCGCTGTAGAAGAACCCGTAGGTATTGAGCGCGTGCCCGAGTCGTTTGATGGTATGTCTAGAACTGTTCCGCCGTAGAAGCCCTCTAGAAATTCGGTGTCGCCGTGGCTGCATTTCCAGTAGTGCTGCATGACTACAAGAGGATCATGGTAGGCCGGGGAGAACTGGAGGCGTGGTACGTAGCGGACAATTAGGCGTATACCATAATCCGGTACGGGCGAGTTGTACTCCGCGAATATACCTCCGTCTGCGAAGTAACCAAATATATCAGGGTCTGCTGCCCAAGTAGGTTGGTGCGCTGTTACGCTGGCCGAGCAAAAGTAGTTTCTGTTTTGAGCTTGTGAGCCTACACCAGCTTCATCAATGGGGTTAAAGCCACCCATCTCAAGATCGGTTTGCTTGTAGCCTGCTACTGTATATAGAGATACACTTGTGGGCGTCGAAGCAGCAATGGTAGCGTCTCCAATTGATCCAGGCTCTTCCAACTGCCTGTCATAATCAACTAAATCAACATCCCGCCTAACAGCTATAAGGGATGCAGTAACTCCTACAATGTGGACTGGCTCAGCGTGAAGAATAATCGAGCGGTGTGTTTGATTGATTGAACCCGCAGCTTGATCTAGGACTAGATCCATGTATACGGTCTCTATCGAATCGGGATGTATGCCTCCCTTAAGATTAGTAACCGATGCACAACAGCATGGACAGGAGAAGGGACCCGTACCGCATTCGCCACTACTCATCAGGTTTTAAAGAATACTTGTCTAGAGTTGCTGGAGTTCTTGAGTGCGTCGCTTGTATCGCGCAAGGCGCGGTAGCTTGCCATCAAGTCGTTTTGGTTGGCCGCGCCTGTCCAAGTTAGGTAGCAGTCGCGGGCGCGTTCGAGGATGGCGTCGATAACTTCTTCGGGAAAGCGAAGCGTATCTGAGTCCGCGTCCAGTTGATCTGCAAACTGGCTTTGTTGAATTGTGTATTGCGTAGTGGTGTCCGTAGGTGCAGGCCAAAGGGACGCAAACGACGTTAAGCTACCCTCGCAGTAGCGCTGCTCAAAAAAGCGTGGTGTTCCTGTTTTAAAGGGGGTGCGGCGGGCGACTGCGGGTTCGCGGGCCAGACCGTCGCTGCGGTTTCCTGACTCCGGAATTACTGATATGACCTGCCCCGAAGATGGTAGAACGAGGGCGCGTCGCGTTATAGTTGCTGCTTCGGCAGAGATAGTTGCGTTTGCAAGAATACCTATACTCAATGTTGTGGTAGATATAATATCTTGGACAATGTATTGAGTACCTGCGGTGCCGAAGGTCAAGATGTCGTGGGGCATGACCTTTTCGGCGACGAGATCGGTGCCTCCTGAAACTGTAACCGTAGATGACCTGACGGCGTCTGCTGCTGTAGTGGCTAGGCTGCCCAGCGGACTGCCAACGAAAGTATCGTAAGTGACGCCCGGAACTCCATCAGATAGGGCGCGAGCCAATCCGGAGTTCAGGGCCTCGTTTAAGCGTTCCTCCTCAACTGCGGCTACTACACCTAGACCAAGGCGTCGTTGGAGGCGAGTTCTAAGTTCTGCGCGTGTTGCCATGCAGTTAAGTGGGGGCTTTGGGTAATGGGGAGTGGGGTGTACCTACCCCCCAAGTAAACATTAAACCTTACTATGCAATGCTGGTGTAGCCTGCCGTACTAGCATCACCGAGATTAAAGAACGAGCGGCGACCGTTATCGACCGACCACTGGCGCTTCCACTCAATTCGCTTGAAGAGGTTAGTCTTCAACGGGTGAGGCTGTAGATCGCCGAGTTGACGAATGAAGCCGAGGTTATCGCTGCCGGGGCTACCCGCACGCACGGTGTTCAAGCGGAGGGAGTTCCAGTTGATGCCGAGGACTGGGTAAGTCGCAGTAGTAAGTTCGTTACTGGTTGTTGAATCGACATCCCAAGCGGTGCTACTACCGAGGTAACGAGACCAGTCACATGTTACACCACCGAAGGTGATGGTTCCCTCTTTACCCATATTAGTGTTAACCGGATCAGGAAGAGCCGCACTTGCACGAAGCAGAGAAAGTAGTTTCTGGAATGATCCCAAGGCCATGTAAACATGGGTCGGGCGCTCAACCTCCGAGTAAGAAGAGCCAAGAATCGCATTCTGAAGATCCGCGAAGAACGTGGCGTGAGTAGCTGATGTGGTTGCTTGGTAGTGCGGTTGCCACTTCGCAACATCGTCTGTCTTCACATTAGCCCATGACTCGTCCGTCGTGTCGCCGTCTGCAATAGCTGTCGGTTGTGAACTTCCGTGGAAAAGGCCCGAGAGAGACATTGGGTAGCCTGCTGAGTACATGGCATCCGAAGTCATCGGGTCTTTGCGGATAGGAGCGGTGGTATCCGAAGCACCAGCGGCGATGCCCTGCGTGAACAGAATTTCCTCTTCGTTAAAGATTTTCGTCATGTTCGCCTTAACGACAGTCGAAACGTAGTCGATAAGGTTGCCGGGTGGTTGCGACTGGGGGAAGTTGATGTTCCGCGTACCCGCTTGCAGGAAGAAGAGAGCTTGCGTGAGAATTTCGGACGCTGCTGCGCCGAGGTTATTAACCGCTGCTGTTCCCGAAACGGTATCGGGCACATAGAGCGAAGAGTCTTCGCCGTGTCCGTAGAGGATCGGGTGGCGGACGGTTTCGGCATCGTTGACGACGAAGACACGACCTTGAGTTGCGGCTGCTTTTAGGAATTTCTCGCCTGAATCGGTGAGAGCGTTGATGGGGTCCTTCGAGTAAGTTTCGAGCGCAGTCGAAACCATCGTGTCGAGAGACTGGTTGTAGGCTGGAATAGCCATGCTAGTTACCTGGTGTTAGAAGTTAGGAAGAAGGGTTACGTAAAGACTCCTCGACTGCACGGCGCACACGGTTTTCAAGATTGTCTTCTGTTGCATTCTTAGTATTAAGTTGCACAGTACCATCTGCATATCCAACGGAACCTTCAGGAGCCGACCGAGCAAGCCCCACTTGGGGGGCTGCGGACGACGTGGCACTCTTGACTCCAGCCATTGCGACTAAAGTGCGGATGCCTGCCTCAGTAAGTAAGATTTCCGGCGTGAGTTTGCCAGCTTCTACGGCATCCGAGAAAGTCTGTTGAACTTTCTGGTAGCCTTCAGACCCTGGATGCAAGCCTTCAGACCCGAGAACATTTAGGAAACTTTCCTTAGCACTCTCGCGCCGCTTGTATTCAGCGTCTTTACTGACTAAAAGATCCTCGATTTGGCTACGGTTCATGTAACCATCGTCTTTGAACTTTTTACTCTGCCGTTCGTCATGCTTAGAGACGGCTTCGTTTATGGATTTACTGACGTAAGACTCAATCCTAGACCGAACTGCTCCGTCTAAATCGAGTTCGTCTAAAGAGCGAACTTTTTGCTCCGTGGGTACGGCTTGCGCCGCCGCGTTCCCTGCTTCCTCTACTAGGTCTACCTGCGGTGCAGGCTCCGGGGTGGGACTTACAGGCTGCTTATCCTCGGGGACTATCTCATTGGGTGGTGTTTGTTCTGACACGGTTACCTCTCGGCTCGGTTAGAAGGTTGCACTACCCCGAAATAGGGTAGCATGAGGCGTTTAAATGTCAACTGTCAATGCCTCCGACAGCTTGAGGCGTAGTTCCACGACGTTTATGTACTGGTACTGTCGCCTTGATCTGTGCCTCCTTAGACACAAAATGTCCTGTATCCATATTGATACCGTGTTTTTTGTATACACGCTCCATTTCACGCTTGGATGTGACGTGATGGTCTGGATGTTGCGCAGGTAGCTGGATAACTCGCTTGCCGCCTGACCAATCGCCTTCAGTCGAAACAAATCCGTTGACGCGCTTAGCTCCGTAGTCCTGGCCGTCGATAACGGTGCCGCAATCGGGGCAAGGTTCGGGGCGGCTGGATTGGGACATATCTTTATGAACCTCGAAGGGGCCGCAGTCAGTGCATCGGTAGGGGTAGCGCATTAGTACGTTGGCGTTTCAATGCCTCCTTGAGGTACTGCTTGGGGAGTTTGTCCGGTGGCGAGCGCGGCAAGCATGTTGTTATCTACTTCGCCGGGGCCTGCGCCTACTCCAGGGATGATTCCGCCCATAGATGCTGGGTTGATTACCTCTTGGCGGCGGGCTGCATACATGCGGTGCAGATCGAGCGCCTGACGTATGGCCATAAGCTGAAACTCGTCTGCGTTGCGGTTGACTGCGGCCTCTTGCATCTTGGCGTAGTAGGCAACGTACATATCGTGTTGGTCATCCTCGAAGACCATGATCGGCTCTTGCGTTTGTAGGTGCCTGATGTAGCGTTCTTCGGGGCCAAGTTCAATGGTTGGTGCGTCGAGGAAGATGTCGGCGTCTTCGATTCCCATTGCATTGCCTAAGCGGCGTAGTGCTTCGCGGGTCATGCGCGGTATGCCGCCTTGGAAGGCTTGCTGGGCGTTAGTTGTGATCGTGAGCCATTGCATTAGGGCTTGGATGTCGCCCGAATTGGACAGGTGCCCTAGCTCGACTGGATCAACGTCGAAGCTGAAGCATGCAGTAGCTGGGTCGGGGACACGTATAGTCCGGACTATTCCGTTATCAAGCGGGATGTCTAACTGCTTGCCGAAGATTTTGCGCTGGTACTTGAAGCCGATTTGCGCAATCTTGGTCCACATTCCTGCCATGATCTCTAGTCTGTCTTGGTTGCGCTTGGATGCTGCGTCGGTAATTGCAGCAGCTTCGGTTGCAGACTTGCGAGGGTTGGCAGCGATGCCTCGGTCGCTAGGTGATACGCCAGTAACATCATCGAAGAGGCGGAGGTATGTTTGGAGCGCGGAAAGGTACTCATTGAGAACAGTGCTTTGCTCGACAGGGCGCATGGTTGCGTTAACGCCGCGTGTGTTATCGTCAGGATCAACGCCGATGAATACAGTACCGCCGGGGACGACATTACGTACTGCCTGAATGGCATCATCTGAAATAGCATTCTTATCGAAAAGGATTGTATTGTTGCTCGTTCGGACTTCGCGGTCAATTTGAACAAGCGTTTGGACTATCATGCGCATCAGCGGAATCCAAGACAACACTTCGGCGGCAGGAACGTCCTCGCTAGGAGCGGGGTCTAGGAAGTTACCGATTATGAGGGGGCACGCGGCGATGGTCTCGGTGATTACATAGGTGCCGACTGGGCTTTTGTTTTCTCTGGCTAGGTTGATTTCAACTGCTGCTGCGTCGTCGCGCTGGTTGCGTGTGACGAAAATCGACATGGGGCTACCTTTCGAGGATACGCCGTGGCGGAATCCGTCGTGGTAGACCTCGGTGACGCGGACAATCTCCCAACCGTGCGGCTCTTCTTGGCCTGTTACGTCGGGAACCCAATGTTCGGGGAGATCGCTCCATTGCATATCGTAGCTGTGCCACGTGAATCTGCGGTGGAAGGGTTCGTAGCCGCAGTCGCGGGCCTCGATGGCTGAATACTTTACGCGGTTATAGGCAACCTTGTCGCTCTTGTCGTAGGTAACTTTGACGCCGAAGTAGGGCGAGAGCATTCCGAGGAAGGCTCCTTTGCGCATGGCTGCGCGGAGGTCGCCGTGGTCGGTCATTACTCGGGTCAACCTGTTCTGGTCGTCGGCGAGATGGGCTGCGCCGGGGACGCGAGCCTTGGCGCGGAAGCTGGGGACGCCCGGTGTAAGGTTGGATACGATCTGCCGTAGGCGGGAGAGGAAAAGGTTGGCAGTTGTTTCTGGGGGTCGCCAAGAAAGAGTCGAAAGCGCGTCTGGAATGGTGTGGGCAGGGATGCCTTGCTCGCCGAGAATTAGTCCTGCAACGCCGCCTAGGGGGTCGCGGCCAGTATAAATATCGTTGATAAGTTTCTCGTTACCTACTAACGGCTCGTGAAGGGCGCTTACCGATCCCTGTAGTAGGGATTCGAGTACCTTGGCGGTTTCTTCGGGGAGCTTGTAGGGTTTACCTGTTTGGCCAGTAGTTTCCATCGTTATTTGTCGTCCAGACTTTCAGCGGGTCTCGGCCATTGCGTGATCCCTCGTCTACACCCGGAAGCTGGCCCCGGCGCTCCACCATCGTAGAGAGCAGGGCGAGAGCGGAGATGAGATCATCCGAATTAGATAGCGGGTACTCAATGAGTCGCTGGACGAGGATTTCCCTGCCGGGGAAGTCGTTAGGGAAAATGAGGTAGCCTTTTCGCATTGCGGTTTGCAAGGACATAAGGCGGAAGGCTAGAGACGAAGTACCGATTTTTTGACCTCGTATTTTAACCCCGTGTATCTTACCACGTTCTTCAAGCCAAGGGGCGAATAAAGATTGGGAAGCTACCTTTTCTATCCATATTGATTTAAGTAACTTATGCGTGGGGACGCCAATGTTTTCGATCCAGCAGGCGGCGGCGTCGGCTCCTCCGGGGATCTCTAGCGCGTGGACTGGGACGAAGATGTTGCGGTCGGGCGCAAAGCCTTTGAAGCCAAGGGCTTGGGCGGTTAGGACGCGGACGACGATGATGCCGTTGAGGTCGCCCTTGGTGCCCGTGATGCGTGCAACTGGATCGTAGAGTAGGATCTCTGGGCCTTCGGGTAGCTGTTCGAGTGTTAGCTCGGGATCGGTGGCTGCTTCAACGAGGGCAGGCTCGAAGATTGCTTCCTCGGCGGGGACGGGTTCGCAGAGGTACTGCGCGGAGAAAAATGTGCGGCTTAGGGCTTGCTGCTTTTCGGTGATCTCGGCGGCGTTTAGGAAGGAGGGGCAAAGGGGCCAGCTGCCGCCGGGGCCGGGGCCTTTTTTGTCGGCGCGTTGGTTGGTGGGGTTGAAGCCGTCCCAGACTCCGAGGCGAAATTGTGCCCAGTCCTTGCGGCGGGAGAGGAACGCGGTTACGTCCTGGAAGGCCCAAGGGGTGCCGATGTGGTTGATGGGGGAGTCGGGCGCGTACATCAGCGGTTCAAGGGCCTCGATAAAGTCGATGACCTTTTGGCGGCGGGTGTAGGTGCGGCTGTTCTGCTCGTTGGCCGGGTCGTCGATGACGGCGCGGGTAGGGTGGTTGCCCGCTAGGTTCGATTCGATGGAGGCGGCGAAGACGGAGGGTTCACGCCCCTTCCCGGCTCGTCCGTTAATGTTGAATTGGTCGCAGGGTCCCGATTTGCGCACGTCCCCTTGCAGGGCAAGCCACGGGAAGGCTTCTCGCACGGGCATAAAAAGTCCGGGGAGGATTTCAAGTTCTCCGTTAAGGCGGTCACGGATTTCTCCGACAAGTTTGCGGGCAAGATCAAGGGTGGCGCAGGCTATGAGGTTGCGGGACTCGGGGTGCCGCAGGAGGTGGTGGCAGGTGTCGATGACCGTGATGAGCGTTGATTTCGCGTGGCCACGGGGGACAATCGTGCTGGTTTTGGGCTGGGAGTGGACGTGATCCAGCATCCGGGTGTGGAGGGAGCCGAATTGTTTGCGGCTAGTGATCGGCTCGCCCTTGTAACCGATGGCGCGGCCAAAGGATAGGGGGTCGCGCCAGACGGCGAGGATCGCGTCACGTATTTCTTCTGGTGTGTAGTGCTTGTTCAAAATCTGTGGGCCCCCTAGTATCGGTTTTGTACCGGAGTATTGCAAGGGGTAGGCCGGGGGCGGTCGCGGTGGCTAGGGGGCGGGGCGGCGGCCGCGCGGGGGGAGGCCGCGGGGCCTCGTCTCCGCACGGTCGCCTGAAGAGTATGACCGCCGAATTATCGACGGTCACCGCTCCGATATCTATGAGTGCCACGCCTCATAGAATGCTTGGCGCATCCTGTTTAAACGTGTGTCCCAACCCGCTTTTGATATGTTCCACGGCTTGGTGCAACCCTCAAGACCTAGCACTACGCCGAGTGTTTCACGGTCAATTGACGACAGGCTTGCAGTCACTCTCGCTAGCTCTTCAGCCAGCTCAAGTGATGCGCCTGGATCGGCAAGTCGCCCGATCTCGGCAGCGGCATCGACGCCTTCGTTAGCCCCATACCTCTGCCGATGTCGGAAGCCAGCTTCAGAGCCAGCGACAGCAATCTCAGGTCGAGCGCAGGCATCCAATTGGGCGAATGTGCAAGCACCAATGAGTCGTCTACTCATCTCAGGCTCCGGCTCCCACTCCCCAGTCTGGTCTTCTGCCAGCCTGATCCACTTGTCGGCAAACGCGGCGTGCGCCACGTCACCAGTGACGTAGGAGGGCAATGGTGCGCTTGCACCGCGCCTATCCTTTGCAAGCCGTGCGCCAGTAGCGCGGTGAGACGCGGCATTGCGCATGGCAAGGTTGTACAGTTGCTCCCACGTCTCAGTATCACCATATGGCGACTGCTCAACGGGCAGGACTTGCATCGGCACGTTACGCGGAACGGGTGACGCTGTTACCTCCAAGTTCGGTGCGATCCTTGGGTCGGGTAATTCTGACTGGCAGCTTTTGCAACAGCCGTAACGAAGTCCCCCCACCATATAGAACTGTGACAGTTCGAACGGCGTGAAGTCTTGATCCGACATCAGTTCGATGAGTCGCTGACAACGCTCACAATTAACGTATGGGCAGCTGATGTCGCCCTCTACGTTGTCCCACCAGTTGGAAGGGATCGGGACGTCCTGGGACATCAGTATGGGGCAGATCGAATGTTCTATTGAGTTCATCTTTCTAATCTCCTTTAATGTAAGTAGTGCGGCTCGAATTAAACCGCTGGGAACATTCTACACGCTTTTACAATCCCGTCAACACCCGGCGGGGGCGGTCAAAACTTTCCAAAAATTTCTTGAAAGTTTGGGCAATCTCAGCCGGGTGTCAGCATGACCAACACAGATCTTAAAAGTCTGTCTAAAGCGGATCTCATGACACTAGTTCAAGAGGCGCGGCAAAAAGAAGCCGCTCTTAAAGCTTTGAACGGTGTGAAGATTGAGTACGCTGAGGGCATCAACAAGCAGGACAAGCCCTGGCAAAACATTGGAATCTCCGGTGGCATCTTCGGATGGCCAGGAATTAAGCTTACTCCTGCAAAGTGGGATCACATTAAGACCCTTACCCCGCACATCGACGCGGAGGTAGATAATGTAAGGCATAAATTCCCAAAATCATAAACTCCTGGGGTAACCGTAATGGTTACCCCTTTTTTATATATATTTAACCCGAGTTTTTTTACGCACGTAGCCGTGAAGCACTGCGTAAAATCGTTAAACTACACTTCAGCCATAGGAGGCAACCATGTTCGAGGCACTACTAATTCTTGGTATCGGATTAACTGCGGGCTATCTGTTTGTAGCCTACGCTACTGAGGTCAAGCCTGGTGTTAATGAGCCAGGATTATACCGCAAGCTACGCAAACACACTTGGGACATTGAACTTGATAATATCCATGACTCGTTTGTTGCTAGTGATGAAGATTGCTATGTCAACTGTCCCTGCGGAGAGACTTGGCTCCATTGGAGTGAAGAGGGGTGGGATTGCCATACTTGTGGGGATAAGCCATGAAGCTCTCCACTACACCAACTGGCTTTACTATATGGCTGTCTGCTACCAATACCCAATGCTGGGCATTAGGGTTCAACAAGTGGAACGGCATTAAGTGGCCGTGTTCAGCTTTAGGGGGCAGGCGTTTACGCGCCGACTTCGATACAGGCGGTCTAGTAGACCTTACCATTGACGGTAGAGCTGTATCGGAACGTCTAGAGCTTTCGTCGGATGAGTTAAACGCCATACTCTACGACCACCTCAAGGACTCTCTCCCTACGGATCACTCCTGCTACCACGTTGCTGTGGGGCAATACATTGTGAGGAATACACATGAGCATTAGGTGCAAACATTGCGACTCCCGCATCCCTGAGTGGGATGAGATAGAGGGTTGCTGTCGCGAGTGTTATGAGGATCTTGGGCGTATAAACGCGGCCAGTTTCCTCATTAGCCTCTTACGTAGCTTCGTACATTGAGATACGGGGCAACCTACCCACTTACCCTTCGCCCAATGGCGGTGCATTAGCTGTTTACAAAGTAGACAAGGCATCAACGCTTTGGGCATGGCTTTAGTTTAACAATAGTTCACGGCTACGCTAGAATTGCGTTCATTGCGGGGCAAGGGTATGATTTGCGTATGCGGCTCAGAGTCCTCGATCTCTTCAGTGGAATCGGCGGGTTTTCGCTTGGTCTCGAAAGGACTGGTGGGTTTGAAACTACGCAGTTCGTAGAACAAGACCCCAAGGCTCAACTCGTTCTCAAAAAACATTGGCCCGACGTAAAAATTCATGACGATATCAGAACCTACGAACCAACCGCCCATTCAGCCGACTTGGTCTGCGGAGGATTCCCATGTCAAGACATCAGCGCAGCGGGACGCAGTGTTGGCATCATCGGTGAGCGTAGCGGTCTCTGGTCGGAAATGGCCCGAGTTATCGGAGTTGTGCGTCCGAAGTGGGTCGTTGCGGAAAATGTATCGACCCTTCGCAGTAAAGGGCTTGCCCTGGTTCTACAAGATCTCAGCTCGCTCGGGTATGATGCGGAATGGCATTGTATCCCCGCTTCCGCCGTTGGTGCGCCTCACCGACGGGATAGGGTGTGGATCATCGCTTGTCGCAACTCCGCCAACGAAGGCGAACCAACTCTGGCCCACCCCAACGACTCAAGAGGTGGAACACCCGAACGCAGAGATATGTCCGAAGACGGGACGAAGACTCACGAAAGACGGGCAGGACAGTCACAGTCTAGGTCTAGCAGATCAAGTTCGACTATCCCCAAGTCAAGTGATGTGGCGCACACCCGGCGCTTGCGATGCGACGCGGGGTCCGAAGAGCTTAGAGTTTTACGAACAGTGCAAGCGGACGGGGCAGTCGATGGTAACGCTAGTGGACGAGGCCCAACACCGTTCGGAGGGGAGTGGGCAGTTGAACCCGACGTGGGTAGAGTGGCTCATGGGATTCCCAACCGGATGGACAGACTCAAGCAGTTAGGCAACGCGATTGTTCCACAGCTTGCCACGCTTATCGGCTACGAGATCCTGAAGAAAGAGTGATTGTGTTCATCGCAGGAAAAAAATTTTTCGGGATTTCTTGAAAGTTTGCCCGATTTGAGCCGGGTGTTTGCGGCGCAGAATTTCTCTAATAGATCATAACCATAGGAGGTTACATGGCATTAACACGCAAACATTTCATTGACTTAGCTGATGTTGTTGTAGAAATGGACGACTACGGCTTAACAGGAGTTCAACTTGAAGGGCTTACACACGCTATCGGCTTCATCTGCCGTACGCACAACTCTAACTTTGACTACACACGCTTCGAGGACTACATTCTCGGTAAGCTCGGTAGGTCTGAGTTCTACCCAATGGGCAAAACCGAGGAGGTTAAGTGATGCAGAAACAAGAATACCAAGAATACATTGTAAGTTGGAGTGAGCATCTCGTCTTCGAGAAGGTTGTGTATGCCCTTGATGCGTCTGCCGCTCGTAAAGCTGCCTTAGAGAAGGTGTATGGGGAAGATGCTGTACATATAGTGCATATAGAGCGCGTCTGCCGCGATGCACAAGTAGGTGACGAAGTTTTCGATGCCGCCAAACAAGCCACTCTAGACGATTTCAAAGTCACGAAGAAAGGCGTGGAGTACAGAACTAATTACATGGAGGATGAAAAGTGATGGGTGTCTACACCGAAGCTCTGCTGGATGACCTTGGCTACGACAACAAAGAAGATATGCTCATAGACTACGCACTAGAAAGCGTTGTTCCAGGTGTATGTTCAAACAAGGACTGCCTTGCTGTCATCGACGTTGAGCCTGACGCTACACACAATTATTGCGACTGCTGTGGCGGGGGCGAAGTTAGATCCTGCCTAATTATATGGGGGGTAATCTAATGCCACGCTTACGATCAAGGGAGCAATGGCTTTACGCTGCGGCAAGCGCGATGAAGCCCTGGATTCTCGATACCTCTGCGGGTGACGATTACGTCGATCCGCTGATTAGCGTGGGCTTTCCCAAGGGTAGCCGAGGAAGGCACAATGCCATTGGGCAATGCTGGGATAAGACTACTTCGGGAGATAAGCAACGAGCGCATATCTTCGTGATCCCTACATTGACGGAGGCTACGGAGGTACTTGCCGTGCTTCTG